ACAACCGCATACAATCCCGGCAGTATTGTTAACGCAGACATTAACGCATCCGCTGCAATTGTTGACACTAAACTTGCAACGATTAGTACTGCGGGTAAGGTAAACAACTCTGCGACTACTGCGACAAGTGCAAATACTGGGTCGGCAATCATTGCACGAGATGCGAGTGGTAACTTTGCGGGTGGTACATTCACTGGTGAAGTCAACCGTGATGCACAAACTACAGTAACCGCAGGAACATATGGTTCTACTACTGCGATACCTGTACTAACAATTGATGCAAATGGTTTCGTAGATAGTGCGGGTTCGGTTGCGATTAACACAAGTCTTGTTGCAGACACCACACCTCAGTTGGGTGGTAACCTTGACCTCAATGGTAATAATATCACTGGTACAGGTGACATCACTCACACTGGTGTATTAACGACCACATCAAATGTCGATGGACAAGCGGCAATCAACATCATTGAGACTGATTCCAACAGTGCATCAGGCCCAATCTTCCAGTTGAAGAGAATATCAGGTACTCCTGCCGTTGGCGATAACCTCGGACAACTGAAGTTTAAGGGTAAGAACGATGCTGGTCAAGATACTGTTTATGGTCAGTTCTATAATAGAATTGGTAGTGTCACCGATGGTTCAGAATGTGGTACATTCGAATGGCAACTTAACAAATCAGGTACACAGACCTCGGTAATGAGACTTACCGACACCCAATTGAGACTGTTGAATGGTACTACAATAGACCTTAGTGGTGCATTGACTACAAGTAGTACAATTGATGGTCGTGATATTGCTAATGATGGTTCAAAACTTGACAGTATCGCTGGTGATTACCTATCTGATTTGCTTGAAGATACTACACCTCAGTTGGGCGGTAACCTCGATCTCAATAGTAATAACATCACTGGTACAGGTAATATAAACCTCACTAGTGGTACGTTGACACTTAATACTTCTAGTACTTCGGCACTTATTAATCTTATAGGAAGTGGTGATGGTGCAGCAGCTTCTCCCACATTCACTTTTACAAGAAACTCTTCATCTCCTGCTGATGACGATTTCCTCGGACAAGCGAAGTTTAAGGGTAAGAACTCCGCAGCTGAAGATGTAGTTTATGCAACGGTTTTGGGTAAGATTATTGACAAGACCGATGGTACGGAAGATGGTGCTTTAGAATTTAATACTATTAAGGCGGGTGTTGACACCACAGTTGCGAGACTGTACTCGACTCAGTTGGCACTAGTGAATGGTACAACACTATTTGTTGGTGGAAATATTACCACCGATGGAACAATTCAGGGTCGTAATGTTGATTCGGATGGCACTAAGTTAGATACCATTGAATCAAATGCAACCGCAGACCAGACTGCCGCAGAAATACTAACCCTATTGAAGACAGTGGACTCTAATGGTTCTGGTCTGAATGCAGATACTCTGGATGGACAACAGGGTTCACACTACAGAATTAATGTATATAACAATGCAGGGTCGTTGTTAAACTAAGGATAAATAGGTATAATGTCAACATATAAAGCAACAAGTAATCGAAACGATTTCATAGACTACTGTCTACGTAAACTGGGACATCCTGTAATTGAAATAAATGTGGATGATGACCAGATCGAAGACCGTGTCAATGATGCACTCAGAATGTTCATGGAATATACTGGTGAGGGTAGTTATCGAATATACCATCCCATAACTATTACCAGTGACATGATCGCTGCTGGTAAGATTGATTTCAGTACTGACTTGGGTGGCGCACTCTCGGAATCACATATACTTAGTGTAATTCGTGTATTGCCGATCAACAGTTCAGCATCTGGTTCTGGTATGTTTGATGTTCAGTATCAAATGCGACTCAATGATATGTATGACCTAACTTCTGGAATGCAAGGTATTCAGTACTTTGAACAGATGCAACAGTATGTGTCACTTCTTGATATGAAACTAAATGGTACTCCACAGATTCAGTTCGACCGATATGGCGCATCACTAGAAATCTTTGGTGACCTTAATGCGGATGGTGACCTAAAAGTGGGTGACAGGATTCTAATGGAAGCATGGGTCGGTCGTGATGGTGATGGTTCAGGTAAAGTCTGGGACAACACCTTCCTAAAAGAATATGCGACTTCACTCATCAAAGAACAGTGGGGACAGAACCTCGTTAAATTTGATGGGATGACACTGCCTGGTGGCATACAGTTGAATGGTAGACAGATATTAGAAGATGCAAAACAAGAGATTGAGACTACACGTCAACGTCTATATAATGAATACGACACTCCACCAGACTTCTTTGTAGGATAACATAATGGCAACGAACCCATACTTCAAACAAGGTGTTCGTTCTGAACAGACAGTCTATGAGGACATCATAATTGAAGCCCTCCAGATGTATGGACAGGATGTATATTACCTTCCACGAGAAATCGTCAATAAAGATTCTGTCTTTCTTGATGACGTACCGTCACGATTCGGTCAAGCGTATAAAGTAGAAATGTACATCGAAAACACCGAGGCGTTTGATGGTGAGGGTGACTTGTTTACTAAGTTTGGTATCGAATTAAGAGACCAAGCGAACTTTATTGTTTCAAGAAAGAGATGGAAGAAGTTAATCGGTAATAAACTCACCGAGAGCAATTTCCGTCCTCGTGAGGGTGATCTAATTTACTTGACACTATCCGAATCTTTGTTTGAAATTCGTAAGGTAGAGACCGAAACACCTTTCTACCAGATGAGTAATCTACCCACATTCAGAATGCAATGTGAGTTGTTCGAGTACAATGATGAGGACTTGGATACCGACATTGCAGTTATTGATGCAGTAGAAGGCGAAAGTGCATTCCAATATCAGTTAACTTTGGATTCTGCTGGTGGTGGTTATACAGTCGGTGAAACTATTAGACAAGACTTTGATACTTTCGCAATGAAGGGTGAAGTGACTGGATTCACACGAGACACTAAAACAGTTAAACTCGCACACGCTGGTGCAACTGATGGTAAGTACCATACATTTGTTACAGGTGTGTCAGTGAGAGGAGAGTCTTCTGGTACAATAACAACACCGACACTTGTACAAGAACTACAAGAGATTCAACAAGATGCACAGAATAAAATCTTTGATGACTTCGAGAGTGACTTCCTTGACTTCTCAGAATCAAATCCGTTTGGAGACTTATAATGTTTGGAACATGGTTTTATCATAAACGAGTAAGAACTGCGGTATCGGTATTCGGTTCATTGTTTAATAACATCCACGTATTGAGACATAACAATGCGGGACAGACTATATCTCAAGTAAAAGTACCTCTAGCATATGCACCCAAGAGAAACTTCATCTCCCGACTAGAAGAGATGAAATCTGGCGAAGATGCAGAACGTAGAGTCGCAATGAAACTTCCTCGTATGTCTTTCGAGATTACGAGTATGGCATATGACCCGACCAGACAGTTACCCAAGGTCAATAACATATCCAAAACGTCTAATGAGATAACCAAACGTCAGAAAATTTATACTGCGACACCATATAATATCACATTTTCACTCAACATATATGCAAAGTCACAGGATGATGCACTACAGATTGTTGAACAGATTCTACCATACTTTGCTCCACAGTACACTGCGACAATAAAACCTTTCGCAGATATTCCAAGTCTGACCGAAGATGTACCCATCTCTTTGACTGGTACTGCCTTCTCTGATGACTATGAGGGTGCGATTGAACAACGTAGAACTATCATATATACATTAGACTTTGATATGAAGATTGCGTTATATGGGCCCGAAGGTACTGGTGACATTATTCGTGACGTTCGTAACAATTTCTTCTTGATGGAAGGTGGATTGGCGGACAGTGACGTATACCTAAATACATTAAAGACTGTACCAACTCCCTCTACAGTAACCGCTGATAGTGATTATGGATTCTTGGTAACTAATTTGGATAGCGCTTAATGAGTGATAAAAACAACGATAAAAATATCAAGGATGACTATACTACCTCTCGTGACACCTATCATGATATAATTGAGAAGGGTAGAGAGAGTATGGACTTGATGATCGAAGTTGCACGTGAGAGTGAACACCCTCGTGCCTTTGAGGTATTATCGGGTATGATGAAGAACATGGCAGATGTCACCGATAAACTGATGGACTTGAATAAGAAACACAAGGACATTAAGAAGGATGATGAACCAAAACAAGTTGGTGGTAATACTACCAACAATCTATTTGTAGGAACAACTACAGATTTGCAACGACTTATACATAATGAAAAACAAGTGGATGATGTAATAGATGTCGAACCCGAACAAGAATGAAACCTATCTTGGCAACATAAATGTCAAGAGAGATGGAGTTCAACATAATTTTACCGAAGACGAGATCAAGGAATACATCAAGTGTTCCCAAGACCCTGTATACTTCTGTCAAACTTATCTAAAAGTAATCTCTTTGGACGATGGGTTAGTCCCCTTTAACTTGTATCCATACCAAGAGAAGATGTTCGACCACTTCAATAACAATCGATTCTCTATCGTACTTGCGTGTAGACAGTCTGGTAAATCTATCAGTTCGGTAGGATACATAATCTGGTTTGCGGTCTTTCATAGTGAGAAGGTTATTGCCGTACTTGCTAACAAAGGTTCTACCGCAAGAGAGATGTTGGGTCGTGTCACGTTGATGTTAGAGAATCTTCCATTCTTCCTACAGCCAGGCACTAAAGCACTCAACAAAGGTTCTATAGAATTTAGTAACAATTCTCGTATCATTGCAGCATCTACCTCTGGTAGTTCTATTCGTGGTATGTCTGTTAACCTATTGTTCCTAGATGAGTTTGCGTTTGTTGAACGTGCAAATGAGTTTTACACTTCTACCTATCCAGTAATCTCTGCGGGTAAGGACACCAAGGTAATCATTACATCTACCGCAAATGGTATCGGTAATACCTTCCATAAGATATGGGAAGGTGCGGTACAAAAGGTAAATGACTTTGTTCCGTTTACAGTGAACTGGTATGATGTGCCTGGCAGAGATGAAGCGTGGAAGAGACAGACGATAGGTAATACATCCCAATTACAGTTTGACCAAGAATTTGGTAATACTTTCTTTGGGACAGGTGATACCCTAATTAATGCCGAGACACTATTAGGTTTTCGTGCCGCACAACCTTCAACTCATCGTGAAGGGGGGGACTTATTAATATATGACAACCCACAGAAAGAACATGAATATGTTATGATGGTGGACGTATCAAAAGGAAGAGGACAGGATTATTCTACGTTTAACGTAATCGACATTAGCACGAGACCTTTCAAACAGGTTGCTGTCTATCGCAATAATACTATATCTCCTTTACTCTTTCCTAATGTTATATATAAGTACGCAAATTTCTACAATGAGGCATATGTTGTTGTTGAATCCAATGATCAGGGTACAGTTGTATGTAATGGACTGTATCAAGACCTAGAGTATGAGAACCTTCATATGGAGTCCGCAGTCAAAGCGAACAGAATTGGTATCGAGATAAATAGGAAGACCAAGAGACTTGGTTGTTCTTCTATCAAGGATATCCTAGAAGAGAAGAAGTTGAGTATCGTTGATGAGAATACTATTATGGAGATATCAACTTTCACTTCAAAAGGTCAGTCATACGAAGCATCTGATGGTAACCACGATGATCTAATGATGAATCTGGTTATGTTCGGATACTTTGTTACATCTCAATTCTTTGCCGATATGACAGACATCAATCTAAAAGAGATGATGTTCGCAAGAAAAATGAAAGAAATTGATGATGATGTACCACCAGTTGGTTTTATCGATAATGGATTGAATGACATTGTAGATGATGAGGAACATAAAGGTTGGCATAACTTCGAAGGTGGTACTGAATGGTAGTATTCAACTCTCCCCAAACACAGCTTAGATTATACACGTAATTACAAGAATTGTCAAGCGTTTTCTATAAATAGTTATTATTATAAATAAAAGTATTGAAAATAAACGTATTATGAAAACTTATAATTAGATAAACGAAAAAAAGGATAAAGTTATGGCACTTTTCACACCCTCTGCTTCTCCTGCTGTAACAGTAAAGGAAATTGACCTTACGGGCGTAGTGCCTAATGTTCAAACTTCTACTGGTGCATTTGTAGGGAAGTTCGGTTGGGGCCCAGTAGGTGTACCCACTCTAGTCTCGGATGAGAATGGATTGGTCAACACCTTTTCGTCACCCGACTCAACAAGTACAGTAGATTTTCATTCTGCTGCTTACTTTTTACGTTACTCCAACTCACTTCACGTAGTACGTGAAACCGATAGTGACAAGAATGCTTTGTGTAACCACAACAGTCTTGGTTCACTGACAGCAGACCAGATCAAAAATGAGGATGCTTTTGAATCCCTCACGGTAGATTCATCTGATGGTGTATTCATTGCGAAATACCCAGGCAAGTTAGGTAGTTCTCTTGGTGTATCAATCTTCGGTTCACTAACCGATGCTCTCGATGGTAGTCAATCTGCAAAAGCTTCAGCATTTAATAGTTGGACTTACGCTAGTCAATTTGATGAGGCTCCAGGCACATCAAAACACGTTGAATCTCTGAATGGTAAAAATGACGAACTTCATGTTGTTGTATACGATAATGAAGGTTCGATCACTGGTGTTCAAGGAACGGTATTAGAAACATTCCCATTCCTCTCTGTTGCAAAGAACGCTAAAAACACTGATGGCACGTCAAACTACTTCAAAGAAGTATTGAAGACAAGGTCTCAGTGGATTTACGCTGGTGTTCCTCACTCAGCTAGTTCAGCAGATTCTGCTGACTTTGGCGCAAAACTGCATAACTCAACACTAGTTAGTGGTGACAGTGCAGGCGACCCTTCTGCAACATTCAGTGATACAGCTTCGAATTGGAATAGTACTGTTAATAACCCAGCAGTCACCAAAGACTTTGGTTCTCCAGTTGGTCGTACATCTCAACAAACGTGGAATTTCCACAGTGGTTCGACTGATACTGACCCATTAAGTACAGGTTCGATTCTAAGTGGATTTGACCATTTTGAAGATGTAGATAATATCGAAGTGGATTTCTTAATCGCTCCATTAGGTTCAACGGATATAGATGCAAAAACCATCGTGAATGATCTTGTTGCAACCGCTGGTTCGCTTCGTAAAGATTGTGTTGCGGTCGCATCTCCATCTCAGGCTGCAATCACTCTTGGTACTACTGCTGCTGTCGTTGCTTGTAACAAAGAATATACCAAATCATCATACTTAATTCAAGATAACAACTTCTTGAAAGTATATGATAAGTATAACGACAAGTACATCAAAATCCCTGCTGCATCATCGACCGCTGGTCTGATGGCTGCGACAGACTTGGTTGCTGCACCTTGGTTCTCACCCGCTGGTAGTAGACGAGGACGTTATCTTGGTATAACTGATATCGCTCTCTCACCAGTAAAGTCGGACAGAGATACTCTGTACAAAGCAGGTATTAACCCAATCGCAAATATCCCAGGCGAAGGAATTATCCTTTATGGTGATAAGACTTCCGAATCAAGACCTTCTGCATTTGATCGTATCAATGTACGTAGATTGTTCCTTGGTATCGAAAGAGCAATTGGAATCGCTGGACGTAACGTGATGTTTGAGTTCAATGACGAGTTTACTCGTGCAGAGTTCGTAAACATTGTGGAACCTTTCTTGCGAGAGATTCAAGGTCGAAGAGGTATTACAGACTTTAAGGTTGTATGTGATGAAACAAACAACACTGGTGCTGTGGTTGATCGTAATGAATTTATCGCTTCTATCTTCATCAAACCCGCTCGTTCTATTAACTACGTAACATTGAACTTTGTTGCAGTTAGAACTGGTGTGGACTTTGAAGAAGTAGTTGGCACGGTATAAGGGGAAATAAAAATGGCTGTATTAGGTGTAGATGACTTTAAGTCAAAATTAAGAGGGGGCGGTGCTCGTCCCAATCTGTTCAAAGCGACAGTTAACTTTCCAGGCTATGCGGGTGGTGATGTAGAACTTACATCCTTCTTGTGTAAGGCTGCACAGTTACCTGCTTCGATTATGAACGTATTCGATGTACCTTTCCGTGGTAGACAACTGAAAATGGCGGGTGACCGTACATTTGAACCTTGGACTGTGACTATTCTAAATGATACCGATTTCAGTATCCGTAATGCTATGGAACGCTGGATGAATGGTATCAATGGACATCAATCAAACTCTGGTCTGGTTAATCCTATCGATTATCAGGCAGATTTGGTTATTGAACAATTAGATAGAGAAGGTAATGCAACTAAGACCTACAATTTCAGAGGATGTTTCCCGACTAACGTTAGTGCAATTGACGTTAACTATGAAACAAACGATGTGATTGAAGAGTTCACGGTTGAGTTCCAAGTCCAGTACTGGGAAAGTGATACCACTAGTTAATCTAGTTATACATAAAAGGGCAGGGGGAGAAATCCCTCTGTCACTTTTATAATAAGGAATTTGAAGGTAAGATATGGCAGATAACGATAATAGCGGTATAAAATTATTTGGTTTCGAACTGAAACGTCAGGAAAAACCAACAAAAGAAAAAGACAAGTTAAGGTCGATTGTTGCTCCCACCGATGATGATGGTGCGGGTTATGTAACAGCGTCTGGTTCTCACTATGGTCAGTACATTGACATGGAAGGGAATAAGGCGAAAGACAACCAAGCACTTGTACTCAAATATCGTGGTGTTGCGACACATCCCGAAGTTGATGCTGCCGTAGAAGATATCGTCAACGAGTCTATTGTGGGTTCTGAGATGGATGGTTCATGTGAACTTAATCTAGAGAAAGTAGAAGCTCCCGAAAATATCAAAAAACAAATGGTCGAAGAGTTCAACAACATCTATAATATGATGAACTTTACAGAACTCGGTCATGACATATTCCGTTCATTCTATGTAGATGGTCGAGTATATCACCACCTCGTAGTAAACGAATCTAATCTAAAGGCGGGTATTCAAGAAATCCGACCTATCGATGCTGCAAAGATTCGTAAAGTTAAAGAAGTAAACTATAAAAAAGACCCTATCTCAGGCGCAAAGGTTGTCGAGAAGGTCAACGAATTTTATATCTATCAAGAGAAAGCAGGAACCAATCAAGGTGTAAGACTTTCTCCCGATAGTATCTCATATGTTTCTAGTGGTCTATTAGACCCAAGTAAGAAACAGGTTGTGTCCTACCTACATAAGGCACTGAAACCAATTAATCAATTACGCATGATGGAAGATTCACTTGTAATCTATCGTCTTGCACGTGCCCCCGAACGTAGAATCTTCTATATTGACGTGGGTAATATGCCACGCAATAAGTCAGAAGCATACATGAAGGACATCATGTCTCGTTATCGTAATAAGATTGTCTACGATTCGAACACTGGTCAACTAAAAGATGACCGCAAACATATGTCTATGTTGGAAGACTTCTGGTTACCTCGTAGAGAGGGTGGTCGTGGCACAGAGATAAGTACACTGCCTGGCGGTGAGAATCTTGGTCAGATTGATGATATCATCTACTTCCAGAAGAGATTGTATCGTGCGTTGAACGTACCTGTATCTCGTTTGGAACAAGAATCACAGTTTTCTCTGGGTAGGTCAACCGAAATCGGAAGGGACGAAGTTAAGTTCCAGAAGTTTATTGACAGACTTCGTAGAAGATTCTCTGCATTGTTTAGTGGTATTCTGAAGAAACAACTAATTCTAAAAGGTATTATTACCGAACAGGATTGGGAGACTTGGAAAGGATATATCACAGTAGACTTCCAGAGAGACAACCACTTTACTGAGTTAAAGGATGCAGAACTATTGCAGAACAGACTGCAAACTCTTGATCAGGTATCACAGTATGTGGGCGAGTATTTCTCACGTGAGTGGGCAATGAAGAACGTAATGATGATGTCTGATGAGGACATCGAAGAAATGAAAAAACAAGTCGAAGGTGAAAATTCCACTGTAGACGAAGATGAGGAATAATAATGAGTGAAGTAGAAAATCAAGAACAAGAAGTTGTAGAACCTACTGCGGTAGAAAACCTAATAAATCAAATCACTGATGGTGACTTGAATAATGCGGAAGGTTCTTTCAATAGTCTTATACAAGACAAGATGGCAGATGCACTAGAAGCACAACGTATTGCAACTGCACAAGCAATCTTCAACGACCAAGACGATGACATCGAAGACATCGAAGATGAAGAAGTTGAGTTAGATGATGTTGAGGAAGAGGAAGAAGTAGTAGAGGAAGAGGAAACCGATGATTAGTTTCAAGACATTCACAGAAGAATTTGATTTAATTGAAGTTCTAACTGATGAAGACATTGATGAAGCAATCATGGAATCTATTAATATTCCGACAGATATCGCAGTGAAAATTCCTGGCGTAAAGGGTATGCTATATAAGAAAGCAATTCGTTACTACCTTGATTGGAGAAAAAAGAATCCAAAACAAGGTGCGGCAGGAATCGCAAAGGTCGCTAGACAACTTGGGGTAGACACTCACGAGTTACAGAAAGTACTACATAAGTTGATAAAGAAGGGTAAGTTACCGAGTCATCTAGCGACCAACCCCAATATGTTTAAGGGTGGTAAAACGCCTTCGGCAAAGGCGGGTTTTCTACAAAGATAATTAATTTTATAAATATTAATTTGTATAAATAATACTATGAAATCTTATAAAGAAATACTGTCCGAAATAAAAAAGAAACCGAAAGGTGAAGTAGTCTTTGATAAGAAGATTAAACGTATCCCTGTTCTCATTGTAAAGGAGAAGGGGACTCTACCTTTTGTGGTATATATTGATGGTGACAAGTTAGACGCCTTCAAGTCACAAAAGGATGCAGAGAAATCTGCAAAAAAAGTAATAGAGGAATTGACCTAATGAAGTTAATTACAGAATTTACGGATAATAATACTCTATCCTGTCTTGTTGAAAAGAAAGAGAATGGCGAGAAGAACTACGTCATCGAAGGCGTTTTCGCACAGGCAGATAAGAAGAATCGTAACGGACGTGTCTATCCTAAAGCAATTATGGAAAGAGCTGTAGACAAGTACGTTCAAGAACAAGTTAGTCAGAAACGTGCCGTAGGTGAGTTGAATCACCCCGAAGGGCCGACTGTTAACTTGGATAAAGTTTCACATCTCATCACAGACCTCAAGTTTGAGGGAAATGATGTGGTTGGAAAGGCACAAATATTGGATACTCCGATGGGTAAGATTGTTAAAGGTCTTCTTGATGGTGGTGTTCAACTAGGTGTGTCAACTCGTGGTATGGGTAGTCTTGAGAGACAAAATGGCGCAATGGTCGTTAAAGACGACTTTATTCTTAGTACTGTTGACATTGTACAAGACCCTAGCGCACCTGAAGCTTTCGTTAATGGTATAATGGAAGGTGTAGACTGGGTTTGGAATAACGGTGTTTTGAAACCTCAAGTAATTGAAGAAATGGAGACTGAAATTAAAAACGCTCCGAAAACTGTCTTATATGAGACAAGTGTTCGAG